TGCTTACAACAATCATGCTCGAATTGCAGATGGGTGGAACATCATAATGGCCGGAGCTTTAAAAAGCCACGGTTATTTGACCCCGGCCCACGTTACGTTGATGATGGATTGGGTTAAAACAAGCCGTCTGATAGAAACGATAGGCCACGAGGATTCGTGGGTGGATAAAGCCGGATACACTGGGCTGGGAGCGGAATTTGTCGAACGAGACGCGCTGCCAGTAGAAAAAATTATAAAGAGAATAAAAGATGAAGCTTAAAATGGCTACTCCATCCCTGAATTCTGAGTGGGTTCCACCCGCAGAACTGCCCGATCTTACCGAAGCAAAGACAATCGCTATCGATGTTGAGACCAGAGACCCTAATATCAAGAAAAACGGCCCCGGTTGGGCTGTGGGTGACGGTGAAGTGGTCGGATATGCCGTCGCAACAGCGGATTGGGCGGGTTATATCCCTACAAGACACCGCGGCGGCGGTAATTTAGACGAAAAGATTGTCAATAAATGGCTCAAAAAGGTTTTTGAGTGCCCCGCAGACAAAGTTATGCACAATGCTCAGTATGATGTGGGCTGGATTAAGCGCATGGGCTTCGAAATCAACGGTCGGATCATCGACACGATGGTCGTAGCGTCCCTTTTGGACGAAAATAAGTTTTCTTATGCACTAAACTCACTAGCTTTCGAATATTTAGGCCTCGCAAAGAACGAAAGCCTACTTAGAGAGGCCGCAAAAGAGTTTGGTTTCGATCCAAAGGCCGACATGTGGAAAATGCCCGCCATGTATGTCGGACCATACGCCCAGACGGACGCTGAAGTGACCCTACAGCTATGGGATTATCTAAGAGTTGAGGTCGGAAAGCAAAATCTTTGGAATATTGTCAATCTAGAGTTGGATTTGCTCCCCTGCTTGGTCAATATGACATGGAGAGGTATCCGCGTTGACATGGACAAGACAGAAAGAACACGCGACGCGATCCTCAAGAGAGAAAAGACCGTTTTAAAAGAAATAAGGAGCCTTGTTGGTAATGATGTGGAAATATGGGCGGCAAACTCTGTGGCGAAAGCCTTTGATAAGTTATCAATACCATATCCAAAGACAGAAAAGGGCGCTCCATCGTTTAAAAAGCAGTTTTTGGCCGAACATCCTGAAAAATTACCTCAATTAATCGTTCAAGCTCGAAATCTTAACAAAACCAGCGGAACTTTTATAAATAACATCCTAAAATTCTGTCATAGCGACGGTCGAGTGCATTCGCACATCAATCAGATCAGAGCAGACGATGGCGGGACTGTCTCAGGCCGTTTTTCGATGAATAACCCCAACTTACAACAAATCCCGGCCCGCGATCCTGAGATCGGACCCCTTATACGGTCGTTGTTCCTGCCAGAAGAGGGCGAACAGTGGGCGTCAATCGATTACTCGCAGCAAGAACCGCGCATCTTGGTTCATTACGCCCATGTCTACGGTAAAAGCCGGGGAATCGCGCTCCGCGGGGTCGAAGAGTTTGTTGAGAGCTACAAAAACGATCCAAACATGGATTTTCACACGATGGTAGCTGAAATGGCCGACATCCCTCGTAAACAAGCGAAAACCATCAATCTGGGCATGATGTATGGCATGGGGGTCGCTAAATTAGCCGATCAGCTGGATATTGAGGCCAGCGAGGCCAAAGTTTTGGTGAAACAGTACCATGACCGTGTGCCTTTCGTAAAAGCGTTGATGAACGGGGTTACAGAACGCCTAAACAGCAAAGCCAGTGGCGGCTCGATAAGCTCTATCCTTGGCCGGAAGTGTCGGTTTAACCTCTGGGAGCCCGATTCGTTCGAAATGACTAAGGCGCTGCCGTATCAGGAGGCTGTTTTGGAGTATGGAGACACCTGTCGGCTAAAACGGGCGTTCACTTACAAGGCTCTAAACAGACTAATCCAAGCGTCGGCCGCGGACATGACCAAAAAAGCAATGGTTGACCTGTACAAAGAGGGGTATCTGCCAATGCTGCAAGTGCATGACGAGCTTTGTATGTCTGTCAAAACAAAAGAAGAGGCCGAGGGTATTGCAAAAATAATGATAAATGCAGTACCATTAGAAATCCCTAGCAAATGTGATGTTGAAGTGGGTCCGAACTGGGGAGAAGCCGTTTAGAGGCTTGGCGTACCTGCTCGACTAGCGCCTACCACTTCCAACTGCCCTTTTGCCGTCGCTGGCAAAAGGGTTTTTTCTTGCAGGTTCCCATATAGTCCTATATAGTCCCAAATAGATCAACCGAAGGTGACCCAAATGGATACTTCAAAATGGAAAAGCGTTCTTGTGCCTATTGAAGTGTACAAGGAAATTAAAGAACACGCGAGTATGAACGGTCGTACTATTAGCGGGCAACTCAGGGTCATGTTCGACATTTATTTGAAGCACAGCCCGAAAAAGAGTTGACCTGTCCCATATAGTCGCGTACAGTAATCACAACATTCTCCAATGTTAGCTTGATTGTTAAAACCCCCCAGTTCATGTCCTGTCTGGGGGGTTTTTTCTTGTCTTGAATAAATTTACTTGACTTTATCCCATACCATTTATAAGCTGTAAAAACTTAACAGGAGAATGGTTATGGGACTTGATATGTATTTAACGGGTGAGAAATTTCATCCAGATCGCACCGGAACATTACGCGAAAACGTAGACGGTTATCCGGTGCAAAGTAAAATCTTAGACTTGGGCTACTGGCGCAAGCACTGGGCTCTGCACGAGTACATCGTCAACCAATTCCCGGCAGGGGAATACAAAGTCGAATTGGATAGCGATAAACTCCGAGAAATTGCGGACTACGTTAAATGCGGGAAGCTGGTAGATCCAGACGATTTGGATGTCGTGCCTCATTATAAATCGGTGTATGAATTTCACCGGGAACCAGAACAAGTAAAACGAACCGTTGAGACATTTACAAAAGCAGCGGATTGGCTAGATCGAAACGATAATTTCTGGCGAAGCGTTTATTATGAGGGAAGCAGCTAATGACCCTAGTCGTAACACACTGCCCAAAATGCAAAGTAAAAATGCAAGCGATAGACAGTCGAGAGCACACGGCCTACGGCTTTCAAACCGTGCGCCGCCGCCGTGCGTGTAGGAAATGCTCTTTCAGAATAACAACAATCGAATTGCCTATTGATCTGGGTAATTCTATTTTTGAGGACGAGTAAATGGATAAGATCGAACTAGCCGGGTTAATAGGCTTTGTTGTAGGAATAACGGTGGGAGCCGTACTCTCAGGAATAATTATAGGAGTACTACTATGAGTAGAGAAGAAATGGATCAAGCTTTAGATCAAGCGTTTAAAATCGTGTTTGGAAAGATGCCACCAAACGGAACAGAACTGCGCCGCCAAAAAATAGAAGAACAAATTCTGGCCGGGAAAGAAGTATCCTTCCAAGATATGAAATTAATATTTGATGGAAATAATCGTGAGGCCAGCCATGATCGGAAAGTGGCGCTTTCTGGTAGTGCTCAACCAATAAACAACAGTGGTTAAAAGTACAGCTGGCCTCTAAAATAACTTAACTCAAAAGCAAAAGGTGAGCAACGATGTTAGACTTAGAAAAGACGGTGGAAGACATTTTAGAAGTCTGCCCGCCAAACCTGTCGGGCCCTGACATCGCCGTCATCATAGCAAACATCGTTGCCGCATATAACTCAGAAAGAATATGGCCCCTCGTGTCCGAAATGGCAGGGGCCTTTCTATATGAGGAAATCGACAAACAAAAAATGCACTGAAGGAAGAGCAACATGGATGACAAACAACTAAACCCGTTTCAAGAAAATGAACTGAAATGGCTCAGACGCCAAGTCGATAGACTGCAAGACGAAAAATATAAAACAGATAGCGAGCAATATAACCGACGACTAAATATCGAACGCGAGCTCTGGTCCGCAAAAGAAGAACTAAGCAACTTCGTTAAAAATCTACGAAAAGCCGGAAAACAAATATGATACTCGATATATCACTACACGCTCTCGCTAAAATGACCTTCGATGAAGCACTGAAAACAACGCGACAGGGAGACACAATAATATACCACGTTGGGGCATACGCCGCCGGAAAACATAAGTTCGCGGCCCTAGAAGCTCAAAGAAACAACCTCGTGTCGCTGGTGCAAAAACGGAAGGGAAAAGGCCTGTTCCAATACCTCGCTCAACGCTCAAGCAAAAGATTAGGAAAGTAAAATGCTGTTTAAATTAGAACCGGACCTTAGAAAAAACCCAACCGCAAAAAAAGATATTCAAGCATTGGTAAACCCAAACGACACCCTAACCGAAGCTTTCAAAAAAATAAACGCGGGAGGCTGGAACTTAAACAAGCCAAAGCACTGGGAAAAAGTTTCAAAGTGGGTGGAAGAAATTAGCTGCGGTTGACTTTCTCCCATATCTGTGGTAGAGTTTTTTTGAGGGTTTAGGACAACTCTCAAACGCTTTTTGACAATTAGGAGAATGTACGATGGACTTCATTGAATTGATGTTTGGAAACTTGCTTAAAGACCCCGAAAAAGAAAAACGGGAAAAAGAGCAAGTAAAGAAAAACAACAGAGATCGATACCACGCTAAGAAATTAGCAAAAGAAATGAACATCGAACTAACCATCGAACGGCAAACCCACGATTGGTGTTGTATAGTAGAATACTACAAAGACACCGTTGGGCCCAAAGGATGGGACGACAATCTGTTTTGTAGAAGCTGGCAAGAAGTGCGAGACACGCTCGAAACAATACAGGAAGAACAACGATGTACGGCCAAACACTAAGAGAATACGTTATGGCTATGCACCAGTTCGATATCGTCTGGATGCCGAAGCATAAAGATCACGAACCGCCGTTCTGATAACTGGTCGAGTTATGCGCCACCGTTCTGAAAATAAGGCCCTGCGCTAAATGCGTGGGGCCTTTGGTTTGTGGGGTATGGAGCGAGGATCGAAGAGCGGGGGTCGCGGAACTTAAATTACGCGGTTATAGTATATAGGCCAGAAAAAAAAAAAAAAAAAAAAAATATTTTAAAAAAAAAAAAAACGTAAATAATAAAAATAAACAATAAAAAAAAAAAAAAAAAAAAAAAAAAAATAATTAAAATGAGTAGGGG